GGTTGTACAACAAGTTCGACAAGGTTAGTGGCATCAGCTTCCTACCTTACTCAGAACACACGTACCAGCAAGCACCCTATGAGCCTGTGGATCTGGAGACGTACCAGAAGCTAGTCAAGGAGTTTCCTAAGACTATCGAGTGGGACATCGTTGAGGAAACAGACATGACTGAAGGGTCACAACAGTTGGCCTGTGTTGGCAACAGTTGTGAGATATAGAGTTGGGGCCTAGCGCCCCACTTCTTCTCCTTGTGTTTGTCCCATGACAGCAGCAGAGGCAGCGGTGGTTAGCATACCCCGTTGTCTTTGTTGTTCCGCTTTTAAGACTGCATCACTGGGTTGGAAATTTACAATCTCGTCCACTACTTCTTCATATTTTCTGCCGTCGCTCTTACCCACAGGGTGTGCGTACTTGCCGCCTTTAAGGTCTTTGACCATAGGAGGAGTAACTGCAATCAACCTATTGGGAATAAGGTGTTTCATTGCTCTCAGTGTAGGAACCAGTCCTCCGGTTTTCTCCTGTATTTTACCAGCGATCCCTTCAAACAAGTTATGCTCGTCTGACATAACACCTATTAGCTTACCGTCTGTTGTTACTTTGACTAAGTAGTTGATACCGCCTTCCGTTATGGCAGAACCCGGACGAGATCCGGTTATCCAGACTCCTCCGTCTGCTGCTTGGCCTTTGACAGAATATCTTTTTCTTTCGTCTTTTAAACCCTGTGACACTGCTGCTTCTGCGTTTAACAGAGAAAACAATTCATCAGGAGAAACATTGTTTCTACCTTCAAAAATCTTCTTTGCTTTGCTAACAAAAGGAGCGTTGTACAACACATCCATGTGATGTCTCCCGGTAGTAGAACGACCATCACCGGGGTTTTTAATAGCCAGTATTGGGGTTTCTGCGTCCTTAAAAGAAACTTCTGGACCTCCTCCTATTCTTTGTGAAGGCTCTGTCCACACTGTGCTGAAGTGGTCTTCAATAAAGTCTAAATCTTCATTAGACATTTTAAGAGGCATCTTCTTTTTTTGACCTTCGGAGTCTTTTGGGTAAGGCTTTAGTCTATTATTTCTAACTGAATCAGCATAAGCTCCGGGGTAATAGTCTACTACTTCCGCAACGTCAGACCTTCTCATGACCTCTCCTAAAGCAACAGCTTTTCCTCTCCTACCAGATTGCTCGTGTATTCTTCCTAAGTACTGGCCCTGAGCTATTGCTCTTGCAGTTCCTTTTTCTATGTCTTTACCTCTCTTCAACGATTTAAAAGGAGGTAAATTATAAATAAAAGTTTCAAGTTTGCTGGTTGCGCCTTCTCTAGCTCTTTGCATTATTTGTTGAGAAGAAGTCGTTATACCTTGTTCTCTGTATTTAGCCCTAGAATCAGGAGAGGCCATGTCTCTAACAGTCCCTATTACTTGGTTAGGAACCCAAGCCGCAACTGAGGCTGCTTTTTCAGGACCATAGTATCCCGGAATTACGTTGTTAGCAGAACTAAGCAGCATCCCTCTACCAGAGTCTTCCCCAGTGAGTTCGTCTACACGTCTTCCTGCTTTTGCTGCGGTTGTCATGCCTCTCACAAAAGGGACAGACTCAGCTACAGACAAACCAGCAGAAAGGTCCCTTGCTTGCTCAGGGTACTCAGTAGCCAGTTTTTTTCCTAACTGTAGATGGTCTTGAAACACGCCCGGAGGAGAGTTCATAATCGCCTGACTAACTGCCTCTTCAACTCCGTCAGGAACTAAATAATCAGTAGCTGTTCCTACTACATTTCCTAAAGTGGCGTCTACTGTGTTTCCTGCGGTCCTTAAGCCGTACTGTAGAGGATTAATTTCTCCTCTAGCGTACATCTGGCTTTCTTGGTCTTGTCTGTCAACAGCAGTCCTGAAGTTTCTCTTTATGTCTTCCAGCATACCCATATTATTCTAATCCTTGTTTTGCTACTTCAGACAAATAACTAATCATTTCGTTCTTTTCTTCGTCCGTCATCGAGTAAAAAACGTCAGACACTAGGAGCTGTGCTGCAACCGAAGCTGCTTCAACACCACCTACGTTTTTACCGTTTAGCGCAATGAGCCTATTTACATAAGCTGGGTTGGTGACAATCTTAGAAAAAACATGGGGTATAAACAGGGCTGCTGCACCGCCAGCTAGTACAGGAGCAGGAGATACAAAACCAGCCGCTGCTGCGCCACCTGCGGTCATCCCTGAAGCAAGCTGACCAGCTATGCCTCGTATACCACCAGCTTCCGCACTACGTAACATAAGGACACCGAAGTCTCCCGAAGCTGAGTCAGAGGCTTCCAAGACAATGTTCATAACCTGTTTGAAACGAGGATAGTCTTTGCCTAGGATGTACTTGTACTTCTTGCTTTCTGAGGGTATTTCTAGCTTGTTGGCTAAAGACTTTAAGTCAGTGATTAAAAACTTTTCGTTAAACACGGAAGAAATTCTTGAAGACAAGAAACCTCTTTTGAATAACTCGTCTATGTCTGCTGCTGATTCAAAAGGCAGGGCTACTTTAGGGTCTTTAGAAGCTTCTGCATAAGCTTTTTGTAAACTACCTCTTAAAGCTTGTATTTGATTCAAGTTGGTGGCTCTAGCCGCTAAATTGCCTAAGCCTAGGTAGCTTCCTTGTTTAGCAGAAGTTATAAATGTCTTATTTATCCTAGGGAACAAGGCGTTTACACCTTCTCCGTAAGCTCCTTTAAGTCCTCTGTAGGCTTCTGCTGCGTCAGGGTTGATTTCTTTCATAGCGTTGTATATTGCCTCACGCATCTCTGAAGCAACGTCAGACAACTCTGCCTGAACAACGGCGTTTCGTTCAGCACCTTCGGGACCAAACTTAGCACTGACACGTTGAGTAAATGCCCTGTCTAAAGTAATTAACTCGTTTACCGGGAAAGTACCTTCTGGTAATTTTTTAAGCCGTAGTAGTTGTTCGTTGATAAACGAGATAGACTCAGGACTCAACTCATCTACAGCTTCTCCTTTCTTGCCTCTAATGTATTTGTTAAGAGGAGCTAGTATTTTAAAAGCATTGACTCTCTGTCCAATACCTGTACCTAGCTGTCCTTTTAGATCATCAAGACCTTTAAGGTACGTTTGTTGTACTGCGTCTTCTCCTGCTCTGATTAGAGAGTAGAAAGCTTCTCCCATTGCGTACGGGTCTGCTTCCATTCCCGGAGCATTTCTATTGATTATGGTAGTAAGCTCGTCCTGAACAACGTCATTCACAGCCCTCAAGTTGTCTTCCATGGTCTGTCTGGAGATTAAACCTGCTGAAGCTACTCGCTCTCTGAAGTCGTCTAAGCCCTTACCACGGACCTGAGAAGGCAATAAGGTTGCTCCTCCTTCCGTTAGAATTGCTTGAGAAGCCTGTAGAGACTCCTTGCTTCCAGCACCGTGAGCACCTTCGACAATCTCTTTAGCTGTCTGTTCAGCACTCATTCCCATCTTGTGTTTGGCTGCGTAGTACATAGGTTTTATTTTAGAGGCCAAACCAAGAGTAACTAAGTCAAAACCCATAGACCATAAAGCGTTTTCGACAGCTTTTGTGTAAGCATCGATGTCTTCAGCTTCTTTAAACTGAGTTTCAGACACTACAGTACCTGCTCCTGTCCCAAGAGCACCTCCAGCAATGCCACCGACAACAGCTCCGGGAGGTCCTGCTGCTAAAAACCCAGCACCTGCTCCAGCTAAACCACCTGCCAATCCAGCAGGAACGTCTAAGTTTTTCTGAAGCCACGTAGGACCTTCGGGTTCTTCTACTTCAGGCTCACCAAGATTTGGGTTCTGTGCTCGATGCTGTTGAAGTCTTTTTTGAAAAGGAGTTAGAGTGCCTGTTTCCTCTTCTTCTTGTTGTTGTCTGTATAGCGCAAGTCGTTCTTCAAAAGTAGCCATTTAGTACATACCTCTCAGCTCTTGTACAGTTACTTCGCCTCTCTGGAAAGCCTCCATAGCGTCTTGCCTTTCTGCCTCAGGAATAAAACTAAGGTCTGGCTGAGTTAAAGATCTTTGGTAAGAAGCAAAGTCCTTAGCAGTTGCTAAAGCCATACCGTCTCGCATTAAGTCTTCTGCCTGTTCTAACAAAACTTTTAACCTTCCTAAGTTACTCTCACCACTGGCTTGGTAGTTTCCTATCTGTTCAATTAAGAAGTTGCGTTCTCCCTCAGAAATAGCACCAGTAAAACTTTCTAAACGGGCTAAAACAATGTCTCCAAGTCGAGTCTCAAACTCACCAATGTCTTTAGGTGTTTTTCCTAAGAAATCAGTCAAACCTCTGGACATTCTTCGGACAAAACCACCAGTCGTAACGTCACCGGACTCTAGCAAATCAATTGCTTCTCTTACGTTTTTTGCAGATCGTCGTAAAGAAGGAAGCTGAACAACGGCTGCTACTCTCGCTTGGTTAAAATCTTGTTCTTCTGTAGTTTGTCCCGCAAGTCCCGGCCTGTCAAAAGCACCTGCTCCGGTTGTCCCTGAAACAATGGTCAATGCACCAACTGGTTCTTTAGGAGAACCCGGAAAAGGGAGGATAACTTCTCTGCCTCTGCCTCGTTCATCGTACTGAGAAGCTCGTGTAAATAAGTTTCCTTGGCTGTCCCGTATAACAACCTCACCTTTTGTTGTTCTGTCCTCACCGCCTGTTTTAGTAAAGTTTTCATATATTGTAGTGGCTTGATCCATAGGAACTTCATAGGCTCTTGCAATCCTAAAAAAACCTTCACGGGCTCTAGGATCACTCATCTGCATACCACGAGCAGACGCAAAAGTTGCTAAGGCTTGTTTACCCTTGTCTATTTGTCTGGCCTGAGCTAAACCCTGTGCTTCCATGGCTTGTTCAATAAGACCTTGTTGGGCAAGTGTCCCTGCTCCTTGTCTCATTCTTGAAGGAACACCGCTTAACAACGCCTGACCTGCTGAAACTCTTTTGGCCTTCTCTGAAGCCTCTCTGGAAGCCTGAGACAACTGCTGTGCTTCTTTCTGGTAGCCAGCAGCAGCCAACTGTTGACCAATTCTGGCTAAAGCAGCAGCGTCTCCAGAAGCCATTGCTTGCTGCCCTTGCTGCATCAACTGGTTAAACGCTTGTTGCTTCTGCTGCTGCTTACGCTGACCCGGAAGACCACCAATAGTGGCACCTAAGCCAAACAAGCTTTCTGCCATTGCAGGTCTACCTAGGCTGGACAAAAACCCTTGTGAAAATTGAGCCATTATGTGTTCTCCTTATTAACTAAACAAGCCACCAAGTGCTGCACTAGCGATGTTACCACCGACACCTCCAGCAATGTTAGCTTGTCCCAAGCCAGCTTGTAGCAGTGCTTCTAAGCCTGAAGCATAGGTCTGACCGTAAGTTCCTGCCTGTTGTGATATAGCTTGTCTTCTTTGCTCTGCAGCAGTCATACCGGGCTGCAATGCGCCAAGTAATTGTGCCTGTGGTACGTAACCAGCGGCTAACATGCCTGAACCCATTTGAGCCTGACGTTGCTGCTCTTGTGCTGCAAACTGCATAGCGTCTAGTGCTGCTTTGTTTTGAGCTTCTGCGATACCACGCTCTAACGCCAAGGCTTCTGGAGTACCTCCAAACATACCTGTGCGTGTGCCTAAGCGTCCTTGTGCCGCTAGGCGCTGCTCTAAAGCAAGACGCTGCCGTTGTCGTTCAGGAGACGCTAAGTCTTCCATACGTCCAAGAATTTCTTGTTCTCGTGCAGAAGGATCTGCCATAGCACGTCCAAAGAGTGTCTCTGCACGTTCCAACTGCTGCTGCTGCAGAAGCTGTTCTTCAGGAGAAGTAGCTAGTTGGTAAGTCATTTGACCCGTATCAGGATCTCGTGTCATACCAAACTGTCCACCAGTAGCAGAAGTTACGGTGTACGGTTGGAACTCCAGCATACCTGAAAGCTTGTCTGCAAGACCGCCTTCACCAGACAGTCCTTCAAAAGCACGTTCTCCAATCTTTCCTACATCGCTATAAGCATCTGTAGCAAACCCTAAACCAGCAGTTCCCAAACCTAAAGCAGCAGCAGTGTTGAGCGGAGAAGACCCTTCGCCTCCAAGATTTTTTAAAAAGTCTGTAATATCTTCCAAAGTCATTAGTAGGTTCCTCCGCTAATCGTTCCCGTTGACAACGTACCCGTGAAAGTCAGGGCCGGTATCGTGACAGTCCCTGTGAACGTAGGTCCAGCAGTGTCTGCCTTTGTAGCTATTGCGGTTGCAATGTTGTTAAACTCAGTTTCAAACTCAGACCCTCTAACAATCTTATTAGGGTCACCAGCAGACAGAGTGTCTTTGTCACCAAACTGCGTTTCTTTAGTATAATTACTCATATTGTTTTACCTACTAGTGCAAGTACATTGATTTCTTGTATTGACAGTTCGTTACCATTGATGCTTGTTTCCATGCCTATGCTCAAGGTTCCTCCACTGCCGTTAGTGTTTACAGCGTCTTTAGACGTCAAGATACCGTCTGAATACTGCGCTACGGTGTACTCATTTTCTGACACAACACCCTCAGCAGTTTCTTTTAAACCAAACTGTGCTTTTGCTTCATCTTTTAAAGTGATGATACTTGTGTTGTACGAAGAACCAAAATCATAGTCCCACTTTAGTAGAATGTCAAGTCCACTACCGCCCACTATCGTCGGTCTAATCTTTTTTAGAAACTTAAGTTTAGAAGGGTCACCAAAGGACAACTCAGGGCTAAAGTACTTAAAGTTGTAGGCACTACCGTTGTCCTGAAAACCTGTGTACTGTCCTATACCCTGTGCGCTTCCTATGAGTAAGTCTCCGTTGTCCTTGCGTTCATAACAAGTGAAACTAGTGCCGGGCCAGCGTGTAACTCTGTATGACCCGTTTTCCAAAGTTCCTCTAATGTCAAAACAATAAGTCATGTTTTGGTTTGTAAAAGTTAGTAGGTAGAAGTTTGCTTCTGGGTAATACACAGACTTGTAAACTTCGTTTGCTTCATTGATTAACTGTATAATGTCCGTGGTAATCGTACCGGACAAACTGCTTATTGGCATGGACTTTTCTTGTATCGTTCTTCCGAAGCTTTTTAAGCCAGACTGAGAAAGAAAGATTACGTCTACACCAGTGTACTGTACCGTGTCTCTGCCTACGCAGCCAACACCGGAAATAGTGTCGGACAAAGCCATAGTAGCAGGAGCGTCAGCACCTGAGTAAACTACGATACTACGCTTGCCGAAGATAATCAAGAGATTGTTATGTGCAGCCAGTGCAACAATCTCGTCAAAACCATCAGGCCATACTTTAGCTATGTCGATGGACCCAGAGGTTCCACCGGACCAGTCATGTCCTATCAAAAGGTCAGACCAATAAACAGTTGACTTGTCTGTAGCGAAGTCGGCAGTCCAGAGTCTACCGTAAGCCGCTAAGACTTCATTGCCGTACATCGTTGAAGCAACACCTGCTGCACTGTTGACAGAGCTTAGTGTCACTACGTTGCTGTTAGCGCCTCCGGGACTGCCTGAAGCAGTTACGTTGTATATCAGAGGTTCAAACCCACGCTGAAAGAAGTAGATACTGTCGTTGAAGTTGACCATCTTCCAGTCGTCAGCAGTGATTGTGTAGCTACCCGGAGTCTCGTCAGCCAACGTGGTTGTACCACTGAGTATCTTGTTGTTGCCCACAGAGAAGATCTTAGTGTTGCCGTTAGCGTCTCTGAACTCCTTAACAGCACTCAGGTTGTCACTACCTAACTCCGTCTTGTCAGTAGTCGTTACGTTGTAACCCTTACGTGCCGCTATACGCCCTCTTTTGTCAATCACTGCATTGTCAGCAGTCTCAGCAAAAGAAGGGTCCTGAGACAACGGTGAGTCTTCAGTGTTGATACCCTTGAAGCCCGGAGCTACAAGATTAATACTTTTTAGTTCTTGTGCCATATAGTGTGTACCTTAAGGCGTGTAGAAGATAGTTTCTTCTGGGTGTCTACCAGCGTCCTGTGCAATAGCGTCTGACAGGTACTTGTTAGCCATAGCAAAGTACTCTTGAGTCGAAGTACCACCAGTTTCTCCACGCTCACGAGCAGCAAAGGCTACCGCAAGGTGTACCACAGGCATCGCTGGTATCTTCAGAGTGTCAGTGTCTGCACTCAAGTCAGGATTACGTAACGCACAGTTAAAACGTAAGGAATAAACTCCGTCAGGCTTTGGGTAAATGTCGATCAAAGTGTCACCGTCTGAGTCAACACCGTTGTACGTGTAGTACATTGGTGACCCTGTTTCCGGTGCTGACAACAGGAACTGTGAGTCAAACCAGTTGTTAGTCTGGTAGTGCATCACGAAGTTAGACGTGTCGTTCAACACGTTTAGTTCCTTGATGTTATTCTGGCTGCCAGTCAAGGAGTAATTGAAGACGTCAGCCGTAGTAGTAATCGTAAGTGTAGTCCTAAGTGCAGACCAGTCCCATGAGTTTTCCACAAGGTCCTTTGCGTCATTCACAAGGTCACCTACGAGCTTACTGTAGGAATTAGTTTGCACAGAAGAAACCTCTGTTTCCCTAAGCCTCCTAAGTACATTGTTGACTAGATCTTTGTAAGTCATTAGATCATCCCTTTAAACAAACTTTCGTTAATAATACGGTCCAACTCAACAGTGTAGTCTTTAGGCTGGTACTGTACTCCTACAAACTGTGGCAACTGATAACTTAAGCCACCCATGTATCCACCACCAAGTCCTCCTTGTGGTCTAAAGCCTCCTGAAGGTTTAGCAGTGCCTGTCCCGGTTCCTCCTCCGGTACCGTCTCCAGTACCTTCTCCTTCACCGTCTCCTTCCCCAGTTCCGTCTCCGTCTCCGGTGCCTTCACCAGTGCCGCTGCCTTCGCCTATGCCTTCTCCGGTGCCTTCGCCTTCACCTGTACCTTCTCCGACACCTTCGCCCTCACCAGTTCCTTCTCCGTCACCAACGCCTTCGCCGGGGCCTGTGCCTGTACCAGTTGTACCAGTTGTACCAGTAGTTCCAGTTGTACCAGTAGTTCCAGTAGTTCCAGTAGTACCTGTGGTTCCTGTAGTACCTGTGGTTCCAGTAGTACCTGTGGTTCCTGTGGTTCCAGTAGTTTCTGTAGTTCCCGTGGTACCTGTAGTTCCTGTGGTACCTGTCGTTCCAGTTGTACCTGTAGTTTCTGTAGTTCCCGTGGTACTCGTAGTTCCTGTGGTACCTGTAGTGCCTGTAGTTTCTGTAGTTTCTGTAGTTTCTGTAGTTTCTGTAGAAGTGTTTATTGAAGTAGGAGCCGTGCTTTCTGGAGTTTCTCCGTTTCCTATAGGTATGGTTATAGAAATGCCATCGTTGTTTTCTGAAGCACTTTCACCGGATGATTCTCCCGAAGTAACCGGCCCTAGACGTTCGTTACCAGAGTTTATCACAGTAGTCGGGTCTTCACCAGTGCCTACGGAAACATTGAGGTTACTGCCTTCTTCAAACGTTTGACCAGTTGTTAGTTCAAAGTCGTCAATTAAAACTTGATCTGGGTTTACGGCAGTCCATATAACAACGTCTGGATTCATAGGATTACTTCCTACGTTTCTCCAGATAATACCTCTATTGTCCGTAATGGTATCACCAATGTTGGTTCCTAAACCTGCTGTTTGATCGCCACCGTCTCCAGCATCAGCTCCAGCATCAGCCCCAGCATCAGCTCCTGCATCAGCCCCAGCATCAGCTCCAGCATCAGCCCCAGCATCAGCTCCAGCATCAGCTCCTGCATCAGCTCCTGCATCAGCTCCAGCATCAGCTCCAGCATCAACAGAACCTCCACCTCCTGCTCCAGCACCAGCGCCGCCTCCTGCGTCTTCTGGTACGACTACTTCTGTAGGAAACACAAGAATACCTCCAGCAAAGTCTGGAGTTCCTATTTGTTCGTAAGTTCGGTTGTTTATGACAGTACCGTCGTCTAAAACTACATCTTTTCCTAAGCTAAAGTCAGCTTGTTGCAGAGGGCCTAAGAAAACTCCACCTTCTTCTTCTTCCCCACCGTCATCGTCAAAATCGTTAAAATCATCTCCATTAAGTAAACCGTCGTCAGCATCTAAGGAGACTTCTTCTTCTTCGTCTTGAGCTGACGACACAATGTCTAAACCAGCGTCAACACCGTCTGTCATAACAGTGTTTAAAATCTCTTCATCGTTTATTACTGACTCTGGATTTTCTAAAGATACAACAAGTTCACTTTGTATAAAGTCAGTTAGATCCATTACTTGGTCAATAGTTCCGTAAATAGAATCTAAACTTTCAGCACTAGAAGCAGCGTCTGCAAAACTAAGAGCAGCTCCTGAGTTTAATTGGCTTGTTAATGCGTTTTGTATTGACTGGGGTAAATTAACTACACTTTCAGCTAAAGCTCCTAAATTAGCTATAGCTCCTTGGATACCGGCAGAAACCCCAGCTATTGCCCCAGTGCCAGATGCAAGGCCCTGAATTAAACCTCCAATTCCTCCTGTAACAACCGAAGCTAAAACAGCTTTTATACCTGCTTCTAAAAAGTCTCCTATGTCTGCACTAGGCTCTTTTGTTAGTTTGTACTCACCTAAAGCTACATCGTCAAACTGACCATAGTTTAAAGTAAACTGAGAGTTTTGAGGCCCATCAACATCAATAGACACACCAGCTTGTTCAGCAGCGGCTCTAATAGCGTTTACGTATTCTTGCTGTGTGATTCTGTCAGCAGTAACACTAACACCTCTTTCTGCACCTTTGGGACCACCCATGCCCTGCATAGGGTCTTCAGAAATAGATCCTAAAGTACCGTCTGGGCCTGTAGCAGTACCGCCTAAAAACTCTGAAATGTTGTCCCATTGAGAAGCAAGATAAGCACCAAAATCATCAGCAGTGCCTGTAAACTCTTCTATCTGATAGCCTTCGGCTTTAATCAAAGAGTTAAAGTTTTCAGCACCCCAGTAGTCTTCAACCTGCTCTGCTGTATAAGTGCCGTCAATTAAACCGTTTAGTACAGCACCGCCTCTTACATTACCCCATTCTTGTCTAAACCTTCTGACAAGATCTTTTTGCTCATCAGTACGTTCACCCTTGATACCAAAGTAAGATTTAGGGTCTTCTACGTCCCACCAACCTAAAGGTTGTCTTTCTTCTGTAGTGTCTGGAAAACTTCCATAAAAAGAACTGGCTGCTGAACCGTCTTCGTAAGGGCTTACGGACGTACTTGGCTCAAATGTACCTTCCTCAATCCCAAGCCGCCCCATAAACTCGTCAGGTGTGTATGTTTTAGTTGCAGCGTCTCCGGTAAAACCAAAAGAACTTAAGTCTTCAATAAAAGTATTAGTTTCTGGATCATACGTTGCAAACACACCAAAGTCTTGAGCTGCTGGTGAGTTGTTATATCTGTCTACTAGATTTTGAAAACTATACGTAGCCATTACTTAGACACTCCAGATTTCTTCTCGTAAGTTCTCATTGCACCTAAGCCTAACATACCCATCAACACTGGCATCATTGTCTCCAAAGGAACCAGAGGTATCACTATGTCTATACCAAATAACGCCAAAACAAAGTTACTAAACGGGATGGTAATAAAGTTTCCAAACATACCTAAGCCACAAGTCCAACCAATGAACGGTCTCCAGCCACTTACGAACACATTGGAGTTAGCTGCTTCCACAGCATTGATCTCCATCTGACCCTTAGCAATCTCCTGAGCGTGTTCCTCAGCCATCGTAGCGACTTCATGGGCTAACTTAGCCTTAGTGTCAGCATCAGGTATAAACTTGTCTAGCAAGCCCGTGACAGGCCCTATGAGCTTATCAATCATTCTTCTTGTTCCATAACTCAAACAAAGTTTTAACCTTTTCTTCCACCACGTCCATACGGGACATGAGTCTACCTAGTGTCAACACAAGAACAATGAAACCCACAAAGATGGGCCAGATTGAACCAATGAGATTAACGTACTCCATTGTTACACTAGCCTATCTTACTTTCTAAACTTGAACCAACCTTTTACAGTGTCAGTCTCAAAGATCCTAATTACAGTCCATACAATGCTTAAAGCAGCAGCCACAGCAGGAAGCCAGCCCATCAGGGTTGACACTGTTGTTGTTACTGCTACAACGTCTACTACGGCTTTTGCTTCTTCTTGCATTATTGTTTTGCCTTACCAATGTTGACAGCCAGTAGGTCTACAAATTTGTACAGCTTTGCAATCCACTCGTCGTCTTTAGGTGTCGGAGTTACTGCTGCGATGATACTTGCGACAGTGACTATGGTTGTTACAATGGATACTATGCCCATCAAGTCCATTACCATGGTACTCCTGCTGCCTGAGTTGGGTTCTTGTCGGCTTCAATCTTAGCAGCCAGTGATGCCTCAATAGCGTCTTGATCTACTTCTGCTTGCACCCAGCCAATTACGTCAGCTTCAGTCAGACTGTCATAAGCAATGAAGCCGGAAGCAGATGGGTCTGGAGTAAAGCCTACAGTGCCGTAGGATGAAGCTGAGAAGTCACCGTCTACCGCTGTAGCTCGCCAGTGGGCTACTACTACGCCACCGTCTGATAACTCACGTTCTAAAGTTGAGATTGCCCAAGTTGTCATTTGTTTCTCCTGTTAAATTGCTGCGATGATAAAGGCTAAAAGTTCTGAATAACGAACACCCATGCGGCTACGTTCTTCGCCAGTTTCTTCGTCTGTCCAAGTGCCATTAATAAACATGCCGTAACGTCCAGCGTCTAAGCCTTCTGCTTCAAAAGCAGCTTGTAAGTCTTGAGCAATGATGCCGAAGTGAATACGTGCATCGTCGCCTTTTTCAGCTACTCTAGATTTCCAGCGAAATTTACGAAGTAACCCTTTACACGCTACTGCTACACGTTGTTCTGCGTCAGACAGTTCTTCAATGTCTTGCTTTTCATTGCCATCAGAACTGTTTACTGTTCCACTAGTGGCGTAGATGTCGTCAAAACGTGTTCCACTAGCGCCTAAATCAATGTGGTCATCTATCGCGGCACCATTACCATCTGAAGGTATGATTGCACCATCAGAAGCAGCAGAGCCTGTTAAGCCGCATCCATCACCAGTAGTTTCTGTGCGAAAAGCAATATATAAATTTGCGCCAGCACTTCTGCTACCAATACTACCGACTACTGAGTTGTCTTTGCGGAATTCTGCAATTGACCCGTCAGAGGTTTCTCTGTTGAGGATTAACGGACGCTCTGCATCAGCCGTAGCGTAAATAGATCCATTAGAATTAAGAGCTATACCAGCAGTAAGTAAAGACGTTACAGTCTTCCCCACCAAAAGATTGCCAGAGCTATCAAGCCTAAAACCTTCAGAGCCGTTTGGCCCTGCACCAAATATCAAATTAGTGCTTGAGTCTATTTCAACTCTTCCATAGTAACTGTTGCCGGGATACTGAAGATGCACCTTGCTTGACAGGTAGAGGTCTTTGAAGCGGGCAGTTGAAGACCCCAGACTCATCGTACCGTCTTTGTCAGCACCCGCTTTTGTTGAAGGTAGAATTTTGCCAGAACCGCCTTTAAGAGCCGCCACGTTGTCGCTCGTGGTGTCGTTAAAAACCATATATGCGACGGGACCCGTTGCGACTCCAATACTACCTACGGTTAAGGTGTCCTTATAGAAAGTAACAATGTCGCCATCCGTAGAGATACGGCCAAACTGTCCAGAGTTCCCGTTACGAGAAGCCCTGACAATACCCGCATTGTAGTTGACTACACCGGCCACGTTGATAGCGTCCGAAGTTTTTCCCAGCAAAAGATTGCCGCTCGCATCAAGGCGCATCTTTTCAGAGCCGCCAAGACTAAACTGCCACCGTGTACCATCGACATTCATGTCAAAACCGCCACCATCACCAAAGACGACATTACCTGCGACATCCAGTTTATAACCGCTATCTGGACTCGACGTGCCAATCCCAACGTTGCCGCTTGCATCTATGCGCATGCGTTCTGTATTGCTAGTTCCAAACCTCAAAGGATTACTTGTATATTGCCATACATCAAAGTTTGAAGTAGAGTTATCAAACTCAATCCAAGATTTAGTAGTAGTTCCTTGACTAAACTTTAATGCTTCTTTACCACTTGCATTTTCATTACTAATCGCAATTCTGTGAGGAGAAGCTATATTACCTCTAACAACTAAAGCATCATCAGGACTGCTAGTACCAATCCCGACGTTGCCTGTTCCACCATCAATAAATAAGCGGTCAGTGGCTGTTCCTTCATCGTCGCTTAGTTTTTGAATTACAAAATTACCAGCATTTTGACGCAGACGATGGTTGCTGTCCGTAACTCCAGACTCCATAAAGTTAAGCATAGGTGCGGTGCTGACAAAGCGAACAGGAGTACCATCTACCCTCAAACCATCCATCGTGGCAGTACCCGTGATGTCTACATTACCACTTGGGTTTAACCCAATTTCAATCACAGAGCCGCCACTGTCCTCTGTGTACAAACGTCCGTTAGTTAAGTCTACGGCAAGCTCCCCAGCTACTAAGTCGGAGGCTGTGGGCGCACCTGAGCCATTTTTAGTTACAATTGTTGTAGCCATTGTTTAAGTTCCTCTTTAGTAAGTGCCGCCTGAAAGCGTACCTGTTGTCATATTGTCTGCGTTTAGAGTTGAGTCTGATTGTAGTGCTGAGTCTGCTTTAGTTCCCTGTGCTGCTGTTGCATAATCAGAGGCTGCTGTGGTTGCTGCAGTCCCTAAGCCCAGTGTAGTCCTAGCAGTAGCTGCGTCTGCATCGTCAACCAGTGTTAAACCAAAAGAAGACACTGCGGAAGCTGCCAGTGCTGCGTCTGCAGTAGTACCTTGGGCAGCAGTAGCGTAGTCCGTAGAAGCAGTCGTAGCTGCTGTCCCAAGTCCTAATGTGGTTCTTGCTGCTGCTGCGTCTGCGTCATCAATTAAGGTTGCACCGTAAACTGACACTGAAGAAGAAGCCACTGCATCAGTAATACCGTAGCCAGCCAGTGTAGTCGGTGTAGCACTAATCTCAGCAAAGGTTAAACCAGAGCCTGAGTCAATCCAAGTAGCACCGTCGTACACCCTCATCACGTCTGTGGTTGAATTGTAGTACAACGCACCAGTGACTAGAGCGTCACCGTCGTTGTCCACAGTTGGATCAGAGGTCTTGGAACCTAAGTACCTGTCGTCAAATGAGTCTAGGGCTGCTGCTGCTGACGCTGCACTGCTTGCTGCCGACGTTGCGCTAGAAGCTGCCGCTGTTGCACTGTTAGATGCGTTGGTAGCGGAGGTTGAAGCGTTGGTCTCTGATGTAGAAGCGTTTGTTGCAGACGTTGCAGCCGCTGTAGCAGAGTTGCCAGCATTTGTTTCAGAAGTTGCCGCATTAGTTGCGCTGGTGGCTGCTTCGCTGGCTTTGGTTGTTGCTGTGGTTGCACTGGAGGCAGCATTGGTTGCGCTAGTTGCTGCTTCCGTTGCTTTAGTCGTAGCTGTAGTCGCACTGCTGGCTGCACCGGTGGCACTAGAGGCTGCGTTGGTTTCTGACGTAGACGCATTGGTTGCACTCGTTGCTGCGTTAGTGGCGCTTGTGGACGCCTCAGTTGCCTTAGTGCTTGCTGTGGTTGCACTAGCGGCAGCGTTAGTTTCACTGGTTCCAGAATTAGTTGCGCTGGTTGCTGCAGCAGTAGCTGAGTTAGCAGCGTCTGTGGCTGAACTAGCAGCCTCGTTTGCTTTAGTTGAAGCAGTCGCAGCATCAGTGCCAACTTGAGACGCTACAGCGTCCGTAGTTGCGTCACCAGTACCTCCAGTACCTCTAAAGATACCCATAGACTGCTCCAGCTAAAGAAAACAAAAAAAAACTAGGGGCCTCAGAAGAGACCCCCAGTATGCGTTCGTTACTCAGCAACTGCGAGAACGAAACCAGCTTCAGGACGATACACCTGAACACCGTACAGGCAATCAGCCGTGTACAGAGTTGACAAGTATTCCTGCTTGTACTGGGTTTGTGAACGTACTGACTGCTGCTCTGCAAGAACGATAGCGTCCTTGTGGAACAAGAGTGCTGCACGAGTGTCAATGGAAGATGCAGTGTTGTCGGCTGCAGCTTCGATAGTTGCACAGTTAGCAGAAACGTAGACGTCAACACCGTACAAGTTACCAATAAGACCTGAGTTTACAGTGCTGCCTGAAACAAAGTCAGAAGACACGTAACGGTCAATACCCATAATCGTGTTACGAACAGAAGGTGGGATAATAAGTACTCTACTTTCCATAGGTACGTTATTGTCGTCTAACTTTTGAATCATGTTGCGGAAGAAGGCGTCGGTGAATACGTCAGCAGCGACCATAGTGTCGTCAGTGTACTGAGTAGTCGTACCGCCATCATTGAAGAAACAGCCAGTGTGCTGGTAGTCAGTAGGAGCTACTGAACCAGAGAACACAACTGAACCACCGTCGCCAAAACCAGTACCACAAGAGTGGAGGTCAGTGTCGATCTTAGTAGCCAGAGCGTAGCCAGCGTCTTCAGTGTAGAACTGTCGTAAGCTGTTTAAAGCTTGTACTTCAACGATGTCCTCGATGAGTCGTGAGTACTCAAAGTGACGATCGATGTCAACAGTCAGTTCGCCTTCAGTGTTGGCAATGATAGTAACTGCAGTATCAGCAGCCTTAGCATTTGCGTCACCACGTACGGGCTTAGGGATGTGAAGCTTGTCGCCCTTCTTGCCACTCATAGCGAGCTTCTTGACAAGAGGTGCCATCTTCAGGTTCTTTTGGTAAGCAGCGATAATCTCGTCACTCCAGATTTCTGGAATAAACGTTGCCGCTTCCGTCTTTGCAGTATTACCCGCTGCTCCGGGATATGTAGCAGTAGCCATTAGTCTTAATCTCCTTTAGATTATTTGACTCGACCCTCGCTATAAGCTCTTAAGATTTCCTCTGATAAAGCTTGGTAACGCTCAGGGTCTGTTCTCATTAGTTTAATAATGTCGGCCCTACGATACACTTTCTTACGACTACCTTCAGCACTGCCTCGTGCATTGCCTGTGTTGGCTGCCTTGATCTGCTGCTTACGTGCTTGTTTTTCAACTTGCACTGTCTGCTGTGCTACTGTCTTACGCTCCTTCCAGAGTGAAAACAGTTCGTCAGCAGCTTCCGCATCGTATCGCTGGTCAGCGTCTACAAACAACTTAGTCCTGATCTTTGAAGCCTGTATCCACTCAGCAAACTTAGGGTCCTTAAGGATCTCCTGCATGTCTGGATGCTTATTATTAAGCGTTGCCAGAGATGATTGTTTTTTGTACTGAGCAGTGTACTCCTGCGCTTCTCTAATCTTAGGATGATTCTCAATAGCACGATTAACTGCTGCTTGAGGGTCTGTAAAGTAATCTATATCGTCTTCAGGCTCAACTTGTTGTTGAGGTGCTGTTGGTGGTGTCTGACTAGAAATGTAGTCGTCTACTACCTTACGAAGTTCTCCTACTTCAGAGGACTGACGACCTAAAAGCTTCTCAGCTTCTTGGTGCATCTGTACTACTTCTTCTAAGGACTTGCCTTGGTACTTCTCTGGTACTGTAGGTTCTTCTACTTGAGGTTGCTCAACTTCTACTTCGTGTTGAATCTCTTGTTCTTCGTTTTCTATGGTTTCTTCTGCATTTGCCTCTTCAGGTTGCATGTCAACCATCGTCGCTTTAGACATAATTAAACTCCGTGAACTTAGTCATTATGGAGATGAGTTTGATCTACCTGCTTGTTCGTGTTCTTTTACCCACTTCATGTGTCTACCGGGAAAGTCCCCAGTGTGTCCATCAAGTATAAAAGCCGGGGCAGACAGCATTTTTGTAGCACTGGCACCACACTTGCACCTACTTACTTTGGTGCCAGAGTCTACGAACTGTTCATATACGTGTCCGTTGTCACAACGAAAGTCGTATACTTTAATCATCTACTTCTTCTTCCTCTTCAGCTTGATCTCTAGCTGCTTCAATAGTTGCCTGTAAGTTAATTACAGAAGCTAAAGATGCAACTTGACCCTTCCTAAATAAGAAGTCTTCAGTGTCCTTAACTGTCTGAATGTCAGCTAAAGTTACTGCATTATTGGAAAGCTCTTGAATGAGTTGTTTGAAACCTTCAGAATTGAAGAGTTCGTTGTAGTTGTTGAAGTAAGTTTCAAGCTCAGGCTTCATAGTTTCCCTTTAGTTTATACTACAGTTATAGTATAGCATATTTTTAGTTAAAAGTCAAGTGTTATTTAGTAGCCTTTTTTCATAGGCTTTTTCTTGGGTTTAGGCTTAGATTTAGCCTTTGGTTTTGCTGGTTTAGACTTGTACATCATAGCTTTCTCCTTAGCTGTTTTAGAAAGTTCGTCTAAGTGGTACAGTTTTTTAGAAGTTGCACTATGGGAAGCACCTGAGTGTACTTCACCATTGGGCATTTTGTGTGTGCCTCCTGTGTGTTTTGTTCCGTCTCTAAAGTAATGAGGTACGCCTCTAGCCATCACTTCTTCCTTTTTTTGGCTGCTTGTTTGAAAGCTTTTGCAGTGGGTGCACCTTTGGAGCCCGGTTTACGCATCTTTTCTCCACTACCTGCAGCGATTCGCTTACGTTTAGCGTGGATGTTCTCATATAGACCTGCCATTACCATTTCACCTTGTTTGCCCAGTACGCCGCCGAACACTTACCTTTTGCAATATTCTTTGCATGACGAGCTTTAAATGACTTGCGTCTGGCTTTTTCTTTCTCAGACTTAGGGGCTTTACCCGCACCGCTGACTCCCTGTT